CAAAAGAATCAAATCAATTTTTGTCCCGTCAGCAATCATTTTTCTGACTTGGTTTTTAATTTGATTCATAGTCATAGTGTCTGAAGGGAGTTTTTGTAATATTAACTCATTCTTCATTGTTTCTTGAATTTCAGTAATCTTAGCCATTACCTCCACTTTGTGTTGTACCAAATTATCAGGTTCAATCCCAGTCCAAAGTGTAAAGTGTTTACGTTGTACTATCTTTGGGTTGTCCTCAAAAAATATTTGAAGTACGTTGTATCCAAGATTAAACGCTGTGTTCGCAATTTTGGTTAAGATAGTTGTTTTACCAACACCTGTTGGTGCTAAGATAACACCGATTTCTCCCTTTGCCAAACCTCCTTTAAGTAATCTGTCAATACCTGGTATACCTATTGGAATTGGATGACGGAAATCCTCATCAAGTACAGTGTCAAGGTTAGAAAAAATGTCAATCATACCTGTCTCTCTTTCCCCAACTTGAAGAGCCTCTCTCACTAAACTCTCAACCTTATCATAAGACTCAAAGTCTCCTTCAGTGATTATTTTTTGAGCTTTGTCCATTGCCTTTTGAAGTTCTTGTTGTTTACAGAACTTTAACGCTTTTTCTTGAACAAACTGTGTTCCTTCAAATGGTGCGTCTTTTACTTGTTTGATGGTGTCAAGAACTATTTTGGCAACTAACTCTTGTGAAATTTCAGATTTTACGATTTGTTCAAGAGTATCAAAGTTAGGGGTAGATTGGTATTTTACATGATACTCTTTGGTCATTTGTAGAATAATTTTAAAGTATTTATTATCAAAATAGTTACTCTCAATCACATCCATAATTGATGTAGAAAATCCCTTGTCGACAATAAGTTGGTTTAAAAGTTGTATTTGAAAGGTGTTCCCTAAGTAATCAAAGTTCTTGTTCATGTTGTGTTTTTTGTTCGTCTGTTTTATTAAATATTCACTTGTTTAAGTCAAATCCCATATATTCGAAACTTAATTTTTCATCTGAAAAAATGTCAGTTAAATCCCTTAAAGAGTCTTTCAAAAACGGTCTTATATCAACAGTATAACGAACTTTTGGTGGAAATAATTTTCCGTCAAAAAATCTGTGACAAATTGTCTGCTCACCCATTTTGATGTACATATGGAATTGCTCACTACCTTCAGTAAAGGATGTGTCCATGATTGACGGTTCATTGTATATAGCGTCAGCATTATCTAACATATAAACAACAGTTTTCATTTTTAAGTAATACTCAATTTCTTCTTTGAATTGTCGAATGTAGTCATATAACTCCAACGAATTTTTCGCCATTGGGTTATACCCTCGAACATTAAAGAATCTTTGAACAACAATGTTATCGTTCAACGTTAATAAGAATTCCATTTTGGTACTTTCTTGCTCTTTCATAATTTAATTTTTGTTAATATTTCTTTTTTCTTTTCTTGTTAATTTCATAAATGGTTTGAGGAAATTAACCCAAGCATCATCATTCTTGGGTAGATACTTAAAGAGACCATCTTCCATCATCATTCTCATTAAGTTTTTATATCCCCTATCTGTAGGGTCTATTGTGTCGGTTAAAATCTGTTCAACTAAGTCTTTTCCATCCTCAGTAATTAAAGGGTTTGTAAGGTCGACTATCTTTTTGTTTGTAGTATAAAACTCTTCACCAAGTATAGTTGATTTTGTTTTACCTGTCAAAAGATTTGTGAATGTTTTTGAAGGTTTATCTTGCGGGATATTTCGAGCATAGTCCAAGATTTCTTCCATAGTGCAGGGTTTCTCCTGCACCTGAGGGAAAAACTTAACTAATGTTTTTTCTCCAAGTCCCTGAATACCATCAATATTATCGGACTTATCTCCCGTAAATATTTTTGTTAATAATACATTGTAATGGGGTATGTTAACTTTGTTAAGGGATATCATATCCCCGTTTTTAAAGTACTGTTTTGTGATTGGTGAATAGATTGTCACATTCTCAGAGATAAGCTGTGTAAGGTCCTTATCTGCCGAAAAAATAATAATCTGCTCATCCTTAGATATCTGACAATAATAAGCAATTAAGTCGTCTGCCTCGTTGTCGTGCATTTCAACCTGTCTTACAAATATCTCCTCAAGATATTGTTTGATTCGGGACTTCTGATACAAGTACGATTCGTACTTATATTCATTCATATCGTCTTGTCGTCTATTTGCCTTATACTGTGGGTATATAGATTTTCTGATGGATGAATTAGAATCACCATCCCAAAATACAACAACCTTATCGTGGTTGTGTTCGTCAAGGAATTTACGGAGTACACTCACAAAGTGAAATACTCCGCCCACATGAGTTCCGTCGTTAAATACGTCTTTTGCTCCGTGGAATCCTATCTTAAATAAATTATCTCCGTCTACTAATAATGTCTTAATCACTTGTGTGATTTAAATTGTGAAACAATATACTAATCCTCTTTTTCTTCTTTTAACTCAAAATCAATTGAGTTAACGCCAAGAATATCTTTCCAATATTCCGCGTTTTCTTTCTTGTATTTTTCAATTGAAACTTTCTCTTCGGAAGCTTCTTTACCAGCCAAGAATCCGTGTGGTGTTACTATGATTTTTCCATCCTCATAACCCAAACCATTAATATGGTTTTTCATTACAGATACTTTTGTTCTGATAGCAAATTTAACACTTCTTTTGTCTTTTGTTGCAGTAATTTTGTTTGTTCCTGCATTTTTTTGGTTACCAAATAAAAACACTAATGATGAGTTTAACCAAATAGCTTCACCACCTTTTGCTTTAATCTTTGGTTGACCAAATGGATTGTCAGGTAATTCAACCCAAGGTTGGTTAACAATCACTAATGTGTTTTCATATTTTGAATCCGATTTTCTCGAACCTGAAATACGTTGGTTAATACCCATACCTATCTTATCCGCCAATGTTGCCGCGTTGTGTTGTTTACCACCCTTACCGTCAAAAGTCATCTTACACGGTACAGAACCAACAGAATCCCATAAGAACAATAAACTATAATCTAACTCTCCTTTTTCTTGAGCATCTAACAAACTATTAATATAATCCGTAATTTGTTCAATATAACTAAAGTTATTATTAAAGATGTAGAAACCATCCCAATCTAATTCTCCTGTTTCTTCATCAACAACTTCCTCACATTCAAAACCCATAAGTTTTGCATGTTCAAACGACCATTTCTGTTCTGTAATGATAAACACGGGTAGGATACCTTTATTCTGAGCATCAACAGCTGCTTTAACTAATGCAGTAGTTTTACCTGTGTCAGAGTGACCCAAAAACATATTTAAGTGTCCAATCGCAGGACCTGGTAATCCGACAGCATCTAAGAAATCAGGACCTAAATCAAAAAATCTTTGTGGTTTGTATTTCGCAGAAGTTGAGAACTTTTTCTTAACTGAACTGAAATCGTTTTTTTTTATTGCCATATTTTTTTTTATTTTATTTGTGGTTCTCTTCCATTGAATTAAAATTATATTTTCGGAATTCATGAATTGAATTTAGTTTATCTTGTGCGTTTGTCATTTTTTCAACCATCATATCCATTTCTTCAAGATGTTGTGGGTGTTCCCCAATACCAACAGAACTTGTAAAATACACTAATAATATTGCTTCAGCTTCTGCAATTTCTGTACGATACTTTAACGTTAACGCCTCATACATTTTTTCTGATATTTTATTCATTTTTTTTTTATTTAATAATAAACATAGACACTCAGAATTCCAAGTGTCTATGTTGTTTTAATTTAAAATGGTAAATCTCCGTCAACCGCGTCATTTGCTTGTGGGTCAACAGTTTTTTCGGGTTTTGCTCCACCCATAGATGTTGTAGATTCTGCATTATTTAGATAAACATATCCACCTTTATCACTATCCCATCTTGGAGTCTCACCACGTGCAATCGCCTCAAGATAATCGATAGGTTTTTTGGAATATACATTTGTCCAAGTCATTTCATCATTAATCCAAACATTTGCTTGAGTTTTATCTTCATGAACAGGAGCTGGGTCATCATACATGATTGTTGAAATACTCGTGTATTCTTTACCCGCAGGTGTTTTAGATTTAGTTAATTCGATTACAAGGTCACGACCTTTCTCAGGGTCAGTAATGTCACCTTTGTTTCTCCAAATAGGAATGATTTTATCCAAGATACCATCATTTTTATAATTGTGCTTAAATCTCCAAAATTTTACACCATCTTCTTCTTTATCTCTATCGATAACTTTTACAATGTAGAATTTACGAGAACGGTATTGTGCCGCCAATTGTTTGTCAGATTCTTTACCAGTAGACATCAACTCCTCATAAACCTCATTTAAAGGTGAACGTTCGTTGTCATTTTTTCCTGGGTCAAAAAACTTATTCCATTGTCCACCAACTTGGATTTCGTGGTACCACGCTTCTTTGAATGGTGAAGAACCATCTGGTGTAGGTAGGATACGTATTCTACGTTGTCCTGATTTTTCTTTGTCACTAAGAATACAAGCGAAATACTTTTTCATTCTTTCGTCTTGTGACATGTTACTTTGGGCCCCGCCCCCTTGTGCTTTTTCGTACTGTGCCAATACGGCATCTAATGAACTCATCATGTTTTTATATATTTAATTGTAATTTGTAGTACAAAGATAATCTAGATTTATCAATTTGTCAAATAAAAAAAGGTCACCTTTTGAGTGACCTTTCAATTATTTTAGTTTTTGTTATTTGTATTTAAAATCGTCTTTAACCTCACCACCTCGGAAAGAATCCTTTATATCATTAACATTGATGTCAGTCACGTCATCAGATGTTAAAACATACTCATTTTTTCCTGTCTTTTCCATCTCTTCTGATTTATCATCAAAGAATTGTGATAATTTTTGATTAAAAGGATATGAATCATAACTTCTTAACTCTAATTTTTCTTGTGGAGTTTTTTCTCGGTATTTCTCAATTTTATTCTCAAGAGCGTTTAACTTATTCATGATTCCATCCATCTCACCTAATCTTGATTCCAATTTACTTAATTGTCCAAATAGATTTTCAAAATAATCGTCTTGTTTTGATTGAGTTTCTTTTTGAGCAGTAACTAACTCAGTGATATCAAGTTCTTGACTATCACCACTTTCATCTTCAACGGTTTCCTCAGATTCTCCATCATCACCAATTTTTTCAACATCTGGGTCATTTGCAATATCGATTGGTGTTGCCACTTCACCTCCAGGAGGTGGTGGTGGAACCGCCTCAGCTTCTGCTGGTGGTGGCGGAGGTGTTGCTCCTGCATCAGGAGTTAATGCTGCGAAATCATCAGGTGCTGGTTCTGCCGCTTGTTCCATGATATATTTGTCAATACTTCTATATCTTTGGATTTCGCTTAATATTTTTTTATCTATGTTCATTTTATTATCCATTTAATAATTGTTTAATACCTTTAGAGGTTTCAACTCTAACTCGTCTGTTAGCTGTTGTTTGGTGTCCGGCTCTTTCAATAAGACCATCTCTTTCTCTTACGGTATAACAATCCCCAGTGTCTAAGTCACAAACTTGTTTGGTTCCGTCACCGTTATCTTCTTGTGAAAATCTTGTTGATTTACCAAGGTAGTTGTCTAATGCTGATTTAATATTCATAATTATGTTTCTATATAAATATATCGTTATTTGTTAAATTATAATTGTATTGTTAGTTTAAATGATTGGCTATCTTTTAATTCTGGAGGTGATACAGTACCAGCATTAATAGTAAACATACATATAATCGTACTATTACTTGGTGGTGTTTCCCAATTAGTTGTAATAACACTTAAAATATCCGCCTGATTCATTTTAAATGAGGTAGGTGATTGGAAGTACGTGGTACCCAAAGTAATACTACCACTTTCATAAAGAGTGTTACTTAATTCTGAATTATTAAATATTTCAGGTACTCCCACTTTAAATGTAAAGGTAGGTTCCACCACAAAAGGAGGTAACATACTATAGGTTGCTGATAATAAAGGATTAACATTAACCTCAATTAATGCTGTTCCTAATATTGTTACACCATTTTGTGTTACACCAATGAATGTTGGCTCACCAGTTTGTTGTGAATTTGTGTTGTAGTTTGCAGGAATATTTGGAGCAACTGTTGGAGGTGCTGCGGATGTTTGTAAAGGATTATACGTAAATAACCCAACACTATTACCAACACCAAACTCACCTCTAACGGTAATTGTATTATTTTGAGGTACTCCAGTATTACTAAATGGA